TCGGGGTCCTGCGCCGGGTTGAAGGCGGCGCCTGTCGCCAGGTCGTATCCGATCGCCGAGGCGTGCACCCCGATATAGACCGATCCCATGAGCGCGATCACATAGATGATCCAATAGCGCAGCGGATTCTCGGACGTCTTGTTGGTCAGCCTGATGCCGAACCGACAGGCTTCCGCGCCCAGCTCCTTGCGCGAGCCGTAACGGTAGATCAGGTAGCAGGCGACCAGCCGGGCAAAGCGGTTGTGCAGCTCGTTGACGGTCTTGGCGAGGTCCGAAGCCGTTAGATTGGTCGCGCCGCCGGACTTCCAGCTGCTCATCGCCCAGGACGCCTGGCCGAAATCCGAGACCAGCTTGTCGAAGGCGAAGCACTCGTCGGTGAAGAAGGTCGCGTCTCCGCCGCCGTCCAGCCCTTGCGTCAGCCACCACTTCATGTAGCAGGTCTCCGCCCATTTCCGGTCGGGTGTGTTGATGTCCTTGGAAAAATCCTGCTTGGTCACCGCGCCGTTCGAGGTCGCGATCACGTCGGCGACCGCGTCCTGCGGCACCCGCAGCGAGAACTGGATCTGCGCCACGATTTGCTTGGCGAGCTGCGGGACGCTGATCCAGCTCTGGATCACGTCGCGCATCATCAGCAGCACGTTCCAGGGTTTCTCCCAGGTGAGGCCGTAGACATAGACGGCGCCCATCGCGACCACCACCAGCAGATAGGGCGCGGACTTGTCGTTGATCGCCGCTATGATGTGCTCGGGGATGATGTTGAGCGGCCGCGCCAGCAGGATCACCTCCCGGTGCTCGTGAATGAGCAGCAGGAAGAAGCCGCAAGCGAAGGCCACGAAGGCCCAGCCGCCGAGCTGGTATTGCCGCCGGCTCGTCATGTAGATCGGAAAAGTCGGGACGTCGGCGACAGGCACGGCCCGGCCGAAGGCCAGCAGGGCCCAGCGCGCCGCCGCCATCATGCCGATCGCCGTGATGGCCCAATGGACGATCTGGGGGTCGTAAGCGCCATCGGGGGTCTCGGCGAGCGCCGGACCGCAGATAGCCGTGAAAGTCGCGAGAAACAGACCGGCGCCGGCAAGGATACGCTTCATTGTCGTCACTCCCCGTTCAGAGGGCCGGAAGTGCGCGCCTTGGCCGCGCAATTCTCGAGCGACCTCGGCCCGGACACTAACGAAAATGCGACCAGGGGGTGTGTGAAGTGCCTCACAGATGAGCGCCAAAATCACCACAGCTGACGCCGTCGCGCACGCCACAAACGAACAGGCCCCGGCGATCGCCGGGGCCTGCAGCGGCGAAACGGCCGAACGCCGTCAGAGGCCGCCGAACTTGTAGCTGATGCGCCCCGTCACGGCGTAGACGTCCGCATTGGAGTTGGACCAGAAGGCGGTGCCGCCGCTACTGGCGACCGCGGAGCGGTCGAAGGAGAAATTGTAGTAGCTGAAGTCCACGCCGGCGATCCAGTTGGGGGCGAGCAGGTAGTCGACGCCGCCGCCGACCGTCCACCCGCTCTGCCATGCGCGCGGGGCCGCGGTCGAGCCATTCACCGGATTGGTGCCCTCGGTGCGGATGTTCGCATCCGCCCAGCCGCCCTTCACGTAGATCAGCCAGCGGTTGGCGGCGTAGCCGGCCTTGGCGACAACGGTCGCGATGTCGTCGAGCTCGAAGGTCTTGAACGACGGGGGCCGCAGCGGGCTTACGCGGGTCTCATGGAGATGCGTGAAGTTGAACGAGCCCTCGACGCCGAGCACCCAGGTCCCCCACTGGCCCTGCAGGCCGGCGTGGGCGCCGCCGATCGCCGAATTCGGGTGGAAGCTGAAGCTCTCCACAAAGCCGGTGGTGCTGGTGTGAGTGTAGTCGGCGTTGGCCCAGGTGTAGCCGGCTTGGCCGCCGACGTAGAATCCGGACCAGCTCGGCGGGGCGATTGCGGCGACGGGCCTCGCCTTGGCCGCCATATCGGCAGCGATCGCTGGCGGACCAAAGCTCAGCACCGACAATGCTGCAATCGCGGTCAACAGCTTCTTCATGGGCTTACCCCGCCTGGCCACGGTGGGAGGAACAAACGACTAATTTTGTTACGTTTATTATGGTTAATTATCTATGAATGGCTGAGCGGCGGCTCTCATTTACAATGGACCAGGACGCCCACGATTGACCGCGAGCCATTCCCCCATCGATCAAATTTGCCCAGGTTTTGTATGAAACTGATGATCGATTTTCGGAGAATCCCCGGGCGCGGTTTTACTTACGCTTGTGACTTATCCGGCATAACTGGCAGGCATGCGGCGGATATCCGCCGGTATCACGGGAGAACAACATGTCCGCCTGTAAGAAATTTGTGTGCGACGAAAGCGGCGCCACCGCTATCGAATACGGCCTCATCGCCGCCGGCATTTCGGTTGCGATCATCACGGTCGTCAACAGCCTCGGCGTCCAGCTGAAGAACACGTTCAACACCGTGTCCACACAGCTCGGAACCGCCGGGAAGTAAGGGCCTGGATCCCCTGGAAGCGGCCCCGCCTGTTCGGCGGGGCCGTTTTTTTTATGTGGGAGCTACCTGGAGCTCAAGGGCCCTGACGGCTTCTTGCGGCCATCTGCGGGATACGGCGCGCCATTCTGAAATACTTCCAGCGCGCGGTCGCGAAGCTGGTCCGCGTCGCGGACTCCCATCTGCGCCAGCTCGATGATCTTGCGCGCCACGATGCGCGGCTCGGCGATGCCCTTGGGGTCGATGGCGAGCGCGCGGCAGACCGCGTCGAAGGCGGCGCCCATGGCCGCGGTCACCTCCGGGTCGAAAGCTTGCTTCGACAGAAAGGGCGCGATCGACATGCCTGCCTCTTGCAGGCGGCGCTCAATGTTGCGGCGCACTCTATGAAATGTTGCGCGCCTGCCGCCTTGTACGCCCAGGAAACTTTTTTCTCTCCGATTGGTTCCTGCGTCCGGCATCGGCCATTGCGCAGCGATGCGTCGGCGCGATCGTGCGTCAAACGAAGGGGTACTACCAATAAGCCAGTTGCACGACGTGGTGATCCACGAACCGCCGGACGCCGTCGGGCAGGGGCTTTGCTTCGTTTCTTGCCCGCTCCAGCACGGCACGCGCCACGTCCTCCGAGACGTCGCGCACCCAGCCTTCCTGGAGGTTGAAGGCGATCACCCGCAACGGGTTGAAATACTGGCCATTCAATAAATTCTCGACCACCGCCACTGCGTCGGCCTGGGTCTCGTCCGTCTCGCGATAGGAGCGGCCGAGCGTTCCGAAATCGTCCACCACCAGATGCACGGTCGCGGTGTTTCTTGCAACGAGGGAGATGTGGTCCACCTGACGCATGGGTTTCTGTCGCTCGCTTTGCCGGAGTTGCTCGTTTCGCTGCCGCCGCAAACCTGTCGCTATTGGTGTCGCGTCGCCGTGTCGCGCCGGTACTGTTGCGGCGCACTCATCCGGCGCCACCGCGTCGCGCCATAGGCCGGAGCCGGGCCGAGCATCGCCACGAAACCCACGTCGATCACGAGCCATGGCCGCTGCCGCCGTCCTGATTCATCGGGGCACTTTCTGAATGGGCGGGAGGCGAGGGTGACCACCTCGAAGGCGATGCGGGACGATCCTGCCGGGGCATGGCGCTCGTTCCGCCCGCGTCACCAATGCTTTCGTGGCGCGCTCTGTTCCGCGAAGCTGGCCGGGTACCCTGCGTCATGGTGAATGCGAGCCTTGCCGCGCTGCACACGTTGCAGAGCTTCAATACACCGATCTGGGGCTCGTTCGGCTTGCGGCCGGCGGCCGCGCTGCTTGGGAAGGCGACGCACCGAACCCGAAGGTTTCCAATGCGCCATCGCGCAGGCGCTCGGAGTCATTTTCGCCCATCTGCGCCAGCTCGATGATCTTGCGTGCCACGATCCGCGGCTGGACGACGCCGGTACGGTCGATCTCAAGCGTGCGGCAGACTTCGTCGAAGGCGACCCCCATGGCGCGGGTGACGTCCGGCCCGAAGGCCTGTCGCTGCAGATAGGGAATGATCGACATGACGGATGCACCTCTCGGAGGAAGCGCATGTCATCACCGCCCGCCGCCGCGAAACACAACGCGCTCACACCACACCGCCTGATCCGACTGTCAAACTTCGCGCCCTTCGATTGGTTCCCACGGACCGTCGCGTTTGACTCAGCGGCGTTTCTGGTCGCCGCGATCGCCGTCTCCCTTTTTGGCGACCGTTTTGCTTTTCGACCGCCGATCGGCGGCGAGCGACCGCCCGACGTCGACCTGCTTGTCGGTGAAGTGGCCGCTGGCGTCCCGGCGGACGTAGCGCTTGTCCCCTTTGTGGGGTTCGGTCAATTGGCGTGGCATCGGTTGAACTCCTCGCTCTTGCGCAACCTGACAACCTCGCGAGCGGGCCGCGGTTCCGCCGCGTGCCCCTCGGCCGATCCATAAAACCCAGAAAACTGAGGCGCTTGGGACCTGCGGCCACCAGGAACAAGCGCGCCCATCGGGACGTTGGTTCAATGGTAGGGGCGGGTGATCGCAGGAGCCGGTCGTGGCCCGCAAAGTGCTCGTTGTCGACGACGATCCACTCGTCCTCGACGTCACCGCCCAGATGCTGGAAGAGCTTGGCTGCGAGGTGGTGATGACGACCAACCCTTGCCTCGCCCTCGACCTGCTGGCAGGCAACGGCTTCGAGGTCCTGATCACCGACATCAACATGCCGGAAATGAGCGGCTACGAGCTGGCCGAGAGAGCCCGACGGGCGAGCGGGCACCTTGCCGTGATGTTGTTGTCCGGCCGCGAAACCGACGGCCACGGCTTCCCGATGATTCGAAAGCCGTTCTTGCAGGAGGATCTGGCGCGCACCATGGAGCAGACGATCGGGCTTTGCTGAGCGGCCGGGATCTGCTGGCTGGCCCGCCGCGAGAGCGATGGCGGAACGACCCGGATAGTCATGTCCGGAAACGGACCAAAGGATCGAAAACCATTGCCCGACAAGCTGCTGTGCGACGCGCCGGCCTACTCTTTTTTCGTCTCGAGTTGCGTCTGCTGGCCCCATGTCAGGCCGCGCTCGAGCGCGCGCGCACGCTCCAGATACTCGCCCGCGATCTTGATGAAGGTCTCCCGCGCGTCGCTGGCCTGGCTTTGCTGCGCAAGCCGCTGATAGCGCGCGGCCTCGGCGTGAAGGCGTTTGGCTTCCGTCATGCTGGAACGGGCCCGTGCGAAGGGAGCATTAGTGCCTGTAACCCTTGGGATGCCAAAAGGTTGCGAAAGTCATCTTGGGGTGGTTAACGAGAACCCTTGACGCCGGCAGCCGGCGCTATTTACTGGCGGCGGGGACGTCACGGGGTGGGGGAACTAAACGTGCCGACGGCGGCAGCGAGGGCGACGCGTTATAGCGCATTGGCCGAGGAATGCCAGAAGCTCGCGGGGCTTCAGACCGACCCGGTCTTGCGCGGGCATTACGAATCGATCGCCAGTCATTACCTGACCCTGGCCGAAGCGGAGCTGCGGCTGGCCGAGCGCGAGGCCACCGCGAAGTCCCAGCGCAGCGCGATGAATTAGGGGTTCCGGCGAGCGGCGGCGCCATGGCGGACTCATCCATTCGGGACGATGCCCGGCACTGGCGGGAACGCGCCGCGGAGGCGCGCGCCAACGCGGCCAATCTGGACGATCTCGATGCCCGGCGGCTGATGCTCGAAGTTGCCACGACCTATGATCGCCTGGCGAAGGATGCCGAGGCGCGGGCTGCGGCCAAGACGCGGGACCAACTTCGGTAGCCGGCGACGCAACGCAGTCCGGAACTCTTGCCCGGACCTGCTTCCGCCTTGATGCTCGCTGCAACGCGATGACGACGTCCCGTCCCCGGCCTTCGCGATCGCTGGCGGCAGACAAAATGCCCGCGCCGAGACAAGCGGTTGACCGAGACGGGAGTCTCGATCAACCGCGGTCTTGTGGGGTGCGACGGGCCGAGCGTGGCCCGTCATTTTGCCTCAGCGCGTGCGCCCGTTGCTTGCGCCGGTCGTTTCCACGGCCTTGTATCTCTTGGCCGGATTGTTGCCTGCCTGGTACAGCGTGCCGGTCTTGACGGCGCGTTCGTCGAGCTGCCGCGACGGGTATCTCTTGGCCGGATTGTTACCCGCCTGGTACAGTGTGCCGGTTTTGACGGCCCGTTCGTCGAGCTGCCGCTCCGAATATTTCTTGGCCGGATTATTGCCGGCCACCATCAGGTCGCTGCTCTGCGAACCCGAGGTCGCCCCGATGCGTTCATGCCTGACCCGCGAATAGCGAGCCATGCTGCGGTGCGAATGGCGTACGTAGTGATGCGCGCTGGAAGCTCGGAATTCGGCTCGATCCGAGCGGCTTTTTGCGCCGGCAGGTCCGATACACATTGCCAGCACGCCCGCACCTACCAACAGAATCGTTCGTATCCTCATTGAAGTCTCCTCTCCGCTTGTCGGGGCTTTTCTGCGCTCGCCCCCCGACCCGACGCCGATCCAGAAACCCTGAAAACCGCCGCGCGCGCGATCGTGTTCCATCCGGCTTGGCCATGCCAACACCGCCGCAACGTTGCCGCTGGCGCGAATTCGCGGTGGTTTGGCAACGGCTTGCGAGGTCTGGGGGCCTCGCGGGGCGTCACGGCGCGCGCGCCGACACGGTACGAAACCGTACCGACAAGGCGAGCGACGCCATCCGCATCGCGTGCGTTTCGCGAGGCATGGCGCGCGCACGGTCAAGGCGCTCCTGCTCGGGAGGGTGCCGGGAACACCGAGCCGCCCCTCGACCAGGCGCGCCCGTTGCAACGGCGGCCCAAAGGGATGTTAGGATGTCGTTTCGTTGACTTGGCTGCGGGCCGAAATGTGATCGTCAGAAATCGCGTCCTTGCCTGTCTTGACCGGACGAGCTTTCGGGTCCTCGCGCCGCATCTGGAGCCGATCTCGTTGCCCCGGCGGGCGATCCTGCAGGATCATCATCATCAGGTCGATCGGGTTCATTTCATCGAACGGGGCATCGCCTCGGTCTACGCGCGCACCCGCAGCGATGGTCCGGTCGAGGTCGCGATCGTGGGTCGCTTCGGGCTGGTCGGCGTGTCGGCGGTCCTTGGAGTCGGCCGGTCGCCCAATCGCTGCCAGATGCAGGTGGCGGGAGAGGCGCTCAGCATTTCCACGCCGCAACTCCGCCAGGCGATGGATGCGCTCCCCCGGATCCGGCAGCACTTCCTCAATTACGTCCACGCCCTGATGGTGCAGAACACGCAGGTCGCGCTCTGCGCCGCCCGTCACTATCTGGAGCAGCGGCTCTGCCGATGGCTCCTCCTCACGTCGGCGAGGCTGGAGGATGCGGTCATCCCGGTCACGCACGACATGTTGGCGAAGAACCTCGGCGTTCGGCGCGCCGGCATCAGCGTGGCGTTGCTGCGGCTGCAGAACGCCGGTGCGGTCGAAACCGGGCGCGGCGCCTGCGTGATCCGCGACCGTTCCTTGCTGGAGCAGAGGTCGTGCGAGTGCTACGCGATCATCGAGGCCGAGTACCGGCGCCTGGCGGAGCGTGGTTACCATGACCACGTGCTCGACACGTCGCGACAAGCCGAATCTTCCGCCGTTCTGGTCATCTGAGAGCGCGCCTGACGTGAGAATGGGACAGACGGCGCCCAGGCACCGTGACCGCGCGTATCGAAACGCTCACGGCGCTGCTGTGGCGCGGGCGCTTCGCATTCGGCCGACAGGGTCGCGCTCCATTTGCGAGCGACGCGGCCGTTGCCGGGCGAGAGGCCGGTATGATCGTAGCCCGTGCTTCTTGTCGGGCCGGCTTTTCAATAAGGCCACGCGCGGCTCTTCTGCTCCTTCTCGATCCACATGAGGCTGCGTTCGAAGGCGGCATGAGTGCGTTCAAACGTTGCGAGCACCTGTTCGGAGTGTGCGGTCGGTTGGCCGGCCGCGCGTCTCCTGGCGATCAGTTCCCGTTGCCGCTCAAGAATGCGGCGGCTCTTCTCCAGACGACGCTCGGTCATGGCGCGGTGGTCGACTGACATCGCTCATCCTTCGACTCGGGGGCGCCGCAATACAGCGCCACTGTGTTCAAGTCGAGTGCAAAATGTTTTGGTTGTGCGACCAAGGCAACGAGCAAACCTGGGTTGTCATCTAGCCGACCGAGACGGTGGCCCCGTACGTCGCCGCTGTCGATCAAGAGTCTTGACAGCCATTTTTTTGACGATTGGCGCAGGCCGTGCTAGGAGAAAATCCACAGTTGGAATTGCGCCCGCCGGAAAACCGAGCGGGCGCTTTGCATTCAGCCGCCACGTCCACCGACTTGTCTCGCCCAGACCGCCACGTTAGCTTCTCCGTCATGCTCGCAAGCGTCTTGAAGACTCATCGCAAGTTCAAGCTCGCATGGGATCGCCTGCGCCGACTCCCCTGGACGCTTGAATATGAAGCCGTCCTGGCTGAGCCGGATCGCAGGTCGCAGTTTGATCGCATCTACCGCCGCAAGATATGGCGCCGAATTGCCAAACACGGCGAGTCCGCGTCGGGCGAAGGATCATCGCTCGATAAAACGATCTCCTTCCGCACGGATCTGCGGCGCTTCTTGCAGGACGCGCCGCCGGGCATTTTCCTGGACGCGCCATGCGGTGACCTGAATTTCATGCGGCACGTCCAGTTTCCGCCGGGTTGGGACTACGTCGGCGCAGATATCGCTCCGTCGCTCATACGCGATCTAGAGCGACAATTCCCGGCGATGCGTTTCCGCGAGTTTGATCTGCTTGTCGATCAATTTCCTGCCAGTGACGTGTGGCTGTGCCGCGACTGTTTTTTTCATTTCTCGTATGCGGACGTTCATGCCGCCCTCGAGAATTTCGCGCGGTCGGCTGGGCACATCGCGATCATTACCAGCAACACCGGCATCACGGACAACACCGATATCCGGACGGGTGACTTCCGGCGGCTCGATCTTACGCTGCCCCCATTCAATTTGCCCAAGCCTGCCGTCGCCCTCCGCGACCTGCCTGGTCAAATTGCCGGAGTCTGGACGCGCGCCGAAATCGCCGCCGCGTTGGATAACTTTGCACGGCCATCTTGAGTCTTGGGGCCGGTCGGGCCGGCGGGTGAAGCGACTTGGGCGGCTGAAATTTTTGAGTGCGAGCGATCATGAGTCTTGACACCCTTTTTTTTGACGATCGTCGCCGGGTGTGCTAGGAGAAAATCCACAGTTGGAATTGCGCCCGCCCGGAAACCGAGCGGGCGCTTTACATTCAGCCGACAGACGAACAAAAGCTCGGGGCCGGTAAGACCGGCGTTGTGAAGCGATCTGGTCGGCTGAGCCTTTGGACCTGTTGCGCCCGCCGGGAAGCCGAGCGGGCGTTTTTCATTCCAGCCGCTTAGAAAGTAAACCAGAAATGCAATTCCAGAAAGGCCAAAGCGGACGCCAACGTTATTCTTGACACGCTGTTTTTTGACGACCACGCCGCAAAGGTATAGGAGAAAATCCACAGTTGGAATTGCGCCCGCCGGGAATCCGCGCGGGCGCTTTGCGTTTCAACCGATTGGATGCATCGCCCGACGGGTGTCCGGACCAATGGTTCGAGACGCGGCGCTGCACGCCGCTCCTCACCATGAGGCCTTCGAGACCCCCGCCACCGGGCGCAGGCACGCGCCACGCACCGTAAAAACAGAGCCCCTTCGCCCATGCCCAAAATGTCGTTGTCCGATCTCAAGGCCATGCTGGCGTCCGAGCGCGCGGACGCGCTCGCGGCGGTCTCAGCTTCGAAGCTGTCGAGCGAGCGCGCCGACGCGATGGATTATTACCTCGGCGACATGACGCACGACATGCCGTCGCCCGAGGGTCGCTCGCGCGCCGTGTCGACCGACGTCGCCGATACCATCGAGGGCCTGATGCCGTCGCTGATGGAGATCTTTTGCGGCGGTGACGAAGTGGTGCGCTTCGACCCGGTCGGCCCAGAGGACGTCGGCGCCGCCGAGCAGGAAACAGATTACGTCAACCATGTCTTCATGCAGGCAAACCCGGGATTCCTGATCCTCTATTCCTTCGTCAAGGACGCGCTTCTTTCCAAGGTGGGCGTCGTCAAGGTGTGGTGGGAAGAGCGCACGCGCGAGGAGCGCGAGACCTATTACGATCTGCCCGACGACGGCTACGCGATCCTGGCGGCCGACCCGGATATCGAGATCGTGGCGCACAGCGCGCGCCCGGCGGTCGCTTCGTCCGAAGGCGACGAGAGTCTCGAAGGCGCGCCGCTGCTGCATGACGTCGAATGCGTGCGCGCCAGGAGCGCCGCCGGCGTCAAGATCGAGCCGGTGCCGCCGGAGGAGTTCGGCATCAGCCGCAACGCGCGCTCGCTGCGCGAATGCGATTATGCGTTCCACAAGGTTTTGCTCACGCCCGCCAAGCTGATCGCGCAGGGCTACGACAAGGCGCAGATCGACGCACTGCCGACTTATTCCAATATCACCAATACCGAGGAAGTGCAGCGCGACACGGTCAATGAGTACCAATACAACGGAGACGAGAATAACAAGGCGGCGCGGCGCATCGAGGTCACCGAGCATTATGTGCGGATGGATTACGAGGGCGACGGCAAGGCGGGCCTCTATCAGGTGACCAGTGGCGGCAGCCAGGGCGACATCCTGACCAGGGACGGCAAGCCCGACATCCGCCCCATCGACGAGATCCCGTTCGCCGCCATGACGCCGGTAATCGTGACGCACCGTTTCTTCGGACGCTCGATCGCCGACCTGGTGATGGACATCCAGCGCATCAAGACGGCCTTGTTGCGCAGCATGCTGGACAACGCCTATCTCGCCAACAACCCGCGGGTCGAGGTGGCCGAGCAGTTCGCCTCGCCCGAGACGCTCGACGATCTCCTGGTGTCGCGACCCGGCGGCATCGTGCGCACCCGGCAGCCCGGCGGCCTCAACTGGCAGCAGGTTCCGAGCATCGCCGCCCAGGTGTTTCCGATCATGGAATATATGGACGCCACGCGCGAATTCCGCACCGGCGTCACCCGCCAGGGGCAGGGCATCGATGCCAACAGCCTGCTGAACCAGAGCGCGACCGCGGTCAACCAGGTGTTCACCGCCGCGCAGGCCCGCATGCGGCTGATCGCGCGCATCTTTGCCGAAACCGGCATCCGCGATCTTTTCCGGCTGGTCCACGCCACCATCCGCAAGCACGGCGATCAGGCGCAGACCTTCAGGCTCCGCAATCAATGGGCGACCGTCGATCCGCGCGAATGGAAGACCCGCAACGACATGACGGTGCATGTCGGGCTCGGCACCGGGGGCAAGAGCGAGCAACTCGCGCACATCATGTCCATCATCGGTTTGCAGCGGGAAGCCCTGGTGGCCGGCAAGAGCAACCTGGTCACCGACCAGAATCTCTACAACGCCGCCAGGCAGGCGACCCGGCTCGTCGGCCTGCCCAACGTCGACCAGTTCTTCACCGACCCGACGACGCAACCCGCCCCGCAGGCGCGCTCCGACCCCGAAATGATCAAGGCCCAGACCCATGCGGCGCAGTCGCAGCGGCAGATGCAGCTCACCGCCGCGAAACAGCAGGCCGATACCCAGCATGAGGCCGCCAGGATGCAGGCCGATGCCGCGCTCGCGCAGCAGAAATTCGAGCACCAGCAGCGCATGGCGTTGCTCGAGCACGACCTCAAGCTGCGCGAGCACACCATGATGATGGCGGCCCGCGCCACCGAGCTCGCCGCGCAGCCGGGGCCGGACGGGCAGCCGCGCGCGGTCGATCTCGAGAAGATCCTGGGCGCGCTCGCGCAAGCCAGCGCGCAAATTCATGCGCCGCCCCCCGCCCCGAAGGGCATGCGGGTCGTGCGCGACGCGGCCGGGCGCGTCTCGCATGTCGAGCCGTTTGGCTGAGACGGGTCGTCACGAAATCCGGCTCGTCATGCCCGCACCCGGATCAGCGCATCGATCTCGGGTTTACCCGAGATCGGCAATCTATGAATGCGCAAGTCGGCTACAGCCGACTTGCGTGCGCTAACCGAGTGCAGGCTCCAGCGGGCATCCACTACTCCGTTTCGGTGCCGTAAGGGCGGACGCCACAGACGTCGGCGTTTACTGGATTGTCCGCTGTCGCGCGCAATGACGATCAATGTTGAGTCCGATAGGAAGGAATAAAGCATGGCCTCATTCAATAAGTTCAACGCCTTCGTGGCCGATGTCGCCAACAAGGTGCATAACCTCGGCGCCGATACCCTCAAGGTGATGCTGACCAACACCGCGCCGGTCGGCACCAACGCGGTCAAGACCGACATCACCGAGATCACGGCCGGCAACGGCTATGCGGCCGGCGGCACGCAGGCCACGCTGGTGTCGTCGTTGCAGACCGGCGGCACTTACGCGCTCAAGCTCAACAACGTGACCTACACGGCCTCCGCCGGCTCGATCGGGCCCTTCCGCTATTGCGTGCTCTATAACGCGACCGCCGCGAGCCTCAACCTGATCGGCTGGTACGACTACGGGACCAACCTGACGGTTACGGCGGGCAACAGCTTCCAGGTCCAGTTCGACGCCACCAACGGCGTATTGCAGTTGGCATAAATGGTCGGCTTCCTCGACGTTTGCAAATTCACGGCGGCCTCAAACGGCACCGGAGACTTCGTCGTCTCCGCCGCCGTCACCGGCTATCAGACGCCGGCGGGCGCGGGCGCCATCAATGGGACGGTCTATCGTTATCGCGCGGAAAGCGCCGATCTGACCCAATGGGAGGTGGGGTACGGGGCCTATACGTCGGGCAGCGTTACGCTGGCGCGCTCGACGGTCCTGTTCAATTCGTCGGGCACCACGGCGAAGATCAGCTTCACGGTCGCTCCCAGCGTCGGGGTCGTCCTGCTCGCCGAGGACGTTGTCGACCAAAGTAACTCACCGTCATTTCGCAATCGCATCATCAACCCGACATTCGCTGTCGATCAGCGCTATCTCGGTGTCTCAACGGTTATTGCCGACAACGCCTATTGGGCGGACCGCTGGCGGGCACTGTGCGAGACCTCGGGAAACACGATCTGCACTGCGAGACAAAACAGCATCAGTGGCAACCGGTTCAGCGGCGCATATACGTTCACCGGCAGCACCGATAAAGGAGGCGTTTTCCAGGTTATCGAGGGCATCAACTGTAAGGACCTGCGGAGCGCGCAAGTCACGCTCTCGGCGGTTCTCTTGGTCTCTAATGCGCGTCTTGGCAATATCAAGATGGGCATCCTGGAGTGGACATCGACCGAGGACAACACGGCCGCCGATCCAGTGTCGTCTTGGGGTGCTGATGGCGTCACGCCGACTCTTGCCGCCGGCTGGGCATTCCTGAACACGCCCGCAAATCTCGGTGTGACGACGACGTCTGCAAGATACAGTGTCACGGCCACGCTCGGAGCATCGGCGACTAACCTAGCGGTGATGATCTGGAACGACGACAAGTCGTACACCGCCAATGACTTTTTTGTTTTTACCGATGTCGCGCTGGAGCCGGGTGGCGTGGCGACCGCCATCGAGCGCCGGCCGATCGCTCACGAAAACATGCTGTGCGGCCGCTATTTCCGGATGATCGGAGGGAACACCTCCGCTCGCTACGGCGCGGCTCGCACCAACAACTCGGCCAGCGGCGAGCTGATCATGTACCTGGTGACCCCGATGCGTGCGCCGCCGACCGTCACGGTCAACAACGTCGCGAATTGGAACGTCAACGACGGAAGCGTGGCCGCCGCCGCAACGTCCGTTGCAAGTACGCTGACCTCGCCCGACACGGTCAACGTCAACTTCATTTGCGGTACGGTGACGGCAAACCGCCCGGCATTCATCACGCCGAGCAATACCAACGCCACGATCTGGATGGACGCGGAAATCTAGATGCTCGGCTTTGAGGCTCTCGGCAGACAATTACCAGGGCAGATCTCCGGGACCAGGACGATCGACCTTGTCGCATCGCAAGGGTCGTTCGCACTGACCGGAGCGGCGGCCATGCTCAAGGGCGCGCTCGCCAACGCCGTCTTTGCCATTGACGGGGCAATCAGCGGGTTTTCGGGAGGAACCTACAACCAAAGCCTGCTGCGCACGGGGCTGACGACAGGAAGCCTCGCCGCGACGATCGCGGGGAACGCCACCAATTCACTCTGGGCCATCGCGCCCGCGGGCGAGCCGGGCCCGTTGCAGGGAACCACCAACTATTCGGTGGCGCTCGACGTCACGGCCGGCAATGCCAATGTCTTTGGCTCGGTGCAGTTCATCCGCACGGACAGCGTTGGCGCTTTCCAGGTGCAATCGTCGATTACGCCCGAACAGGCGCTGACAACGGGGGCCATTACGTTTTCTCTCGGGTCGGTCAATCTCGGTGCGTGGGGCGCGACCGACCGGCTGCTTGTCGTCGTCTTCCTGCGTAATAACGTCGGGTCGTCACAGAATGTCACGATTGGGCTCGGCAACCTGGTCGGCTCGAATGTCACGTATGGCGGCGCATCCTATGCCCTCAGCGGGCAGGCCGTCACTTTCAGGCTTGGCGAGGTCGTAGGGCAGGGCCTCTATACGCTGACCGGCAGCGCGGCGGTATTGCTCGGTGGCCTGACGGCGGCGCAAGGCGCCTTCGCGCTCACCGGCTTCGCGATCACGGATGCGGATGATTTCTCGGTAGGGACCGGCAGCTACGCGCTCACCGGATTTGCGGCGCCCCACAGCATCGACTTCAACCAGGACAGCGTTGGGTCCTCGATCAGTGGCGGCACCTTCTCGCGTAAGCGCTGGCGCGACATGCTCGACGAAGAGGATCGTCAGCGCGCCGCTGAGGCCCGCAGGATCGCCGACGAAAAGCTTCGCAGGCGGGCAGAGGAACGCCGCCGGCAGCTTGCAGAGGCGGAGCGCCGCAGGGCAGCGCGTGAGGTATCGAAGGCGAGAGGGGAAGCGCTCGCTAATGCCCTGGCGCTCGCCCACCAGGAAGCGGCGGCGCGCGGCATGGATCGGTTGCGCGCCATCGCCCAGGCCGCCGCCGCGCAATCCGCCATTGGCCGTTCCGCGCCTTCGATCGATAATGACGACGAAGACGTGATTGCCCTCATCATTGCGATGCACCAATGACCGATGAAATCGCACTTACGCGGGCCACCGAACGGGCTGCGCGGGCCCAGCGGCTGCTCGAGGATGATCTGCTGAAGGAAGCGCTCGATACGCTCGACCGCGACTATACCAAGGCTTGGCGCGAGACCGCGGCGCGCGACACCGACGCGCGCGAGCGGCTGTGGCAGGCCTGCCAGGTGGTCGCCAAGGTGCGCGATCATCTGGCTCATGTCGTCAACGGCGGCAAGCTGGCGCAACGCGAATTGAACGATCTCGCCGAGCGCCAAAAGCGCTTCGGAATCATCTAGCGCGGCGACGACGCCACGCCGGCCTTGTATTGGCGGAAAAGCGGCCGCAGCGAAATGGCAGACGTTGAATGTGGAATTGGTGAATGACGAAAGAGGGAAATAAACCTCGTATCGGCAAACTCACCGTAATAACCGTCGTTTTTCGACGCGAAAGCGCCAGTCGCGGTATCTCGCTCCCGCGCATTTAACCCTAACACACCGTTTTGATCTTCACGTTAATTCGCGCTTTCAGCCGCGCAGCTTTTTCCGCGTGTTAGCACCGGTCCATCTTGAACGCACGGGAGATCCCAATGCGACATGTATCTTCGATGACAGCGATCGCCGCCCTTCTGGTGGCGAGCTCCGTCGGCGCCGCGGATGCGCGTCAGGCGAAGTCTTATGTTCATGCGACGGCCTGCGGCGGCCACTTGATGGGCTCAGAGGCGGCGGATGCGAGCGGAAACTGCGTGAGTGCGGCCACAACCCGCAAGCGCGTGCGATCCGCCCGCTCGAACGACGTTCGTCGGGCGCATGTTTCGCGCGGCGGCGCGAGCTGCGGCGGAAGGCTCTCGACCATACGCGCGGCCTCTGGCGCGATTGCCTGCGTCGCGTCCAACTCGGCGGCCAAATTCCAGGGCTTCGTGAGCGAGCTCGAGGCGACCGGCTATCGGATCGACTTCATGGGCGGCTGGCGGGCGCACGGCAGTTGTCGCGGTTGCAATATGCATCCGCGCGGTCTCGCGATCGATATCAATCAGACCGGCCGCAACCGGGTGACGCACCGATTCCCGGCCGGCGTGACCGCGATGGCGGAGCGGCACGGCCTGCTCCACGGCGCCGTCTGGAACAACGCGGACGCCGGGCATTTCGAGCTCATGAGCGCATCTCCGACGCGTTATGCTTATGCTCACCTGAGCGCGTCTCCGACGCGATATGCGCGACGTTCGATGCACGCCTATGCGTCGGCGGTGAGCGTGCCGGGCGCCGTCGACCTGGCCGGAAAGTTTTCCGGGCAGGGAAGCGGCTTTTGATTGATCACGGTAAAGGTGATGCCGGTGCCAACGCTTCGCAGGTCGGCCATGGCCGGCCTGCGTTTGCAGTAACGTGGGGTGTCCCGAAAGTTTGCGGCCGTAGCCTTGCACGCGTGATGCTTGGTTTGAGTTGGGCATGGAAGCGTACCAGGGCGTGGACTTATAAATCGGGGTGCCGCGGATCAGGGCGGGTTGCTGTCCGCTGTGCCCCGACACCGGCGTGAAAGCGGACGTCGCGGGACTTCCGCGTTGGGCCAAGGGCCGACACCCTACCTAAGCCTCACCCGATGGATGCTCAGCGTCGAAGCAGTCGAGAGCCACCACCCGTCTCCTCTGAACCAGCATGTCTGATCTATGTCGTCATCGGTTCGAAATGATCGGACAGCATTGGCTCCGCCACTCGCGTCGTCGTCTTGCGGTCCCGTGCACGAAATGAAGGCTGCCGGCGACAAAAACTTGGCGGGCCAACTGGCACCGTGGACAGGTCGCGTGATCATCAGCATGCCACCGATGCGGCCGACTGCATGCAGCGGAAAGACAAGCCGGCCGTTCGGCCGCAGAGCGTCCAGCCAGGCCCAGCTTGGTTGGGTAATGCCCGCATTGACGTAGACGGCATCGGCCTTTGGCAGGTCGTCGGCGATGCCTGTCCGTGGATGAACTTCGATCTGAGGAAACTCTTTCAAGTTGACGCGGGCGCGTGCCGCGAGGTCCTGCTCGATCTCATACGCGTTGACGGTTCCCGCAGACCCGACCAGATGACCGAGCAAAGCGGTATAGTAGCCGGTGCCTGCGCCCACCTGAATCACCGACTCCCCCTCGGCGGGGGCAAGTGCATCGAGCCAGCCCGCGTGTGAGCTCGGCTGACCGATGTTAATGCCACGGGACGGGTCTAGCGCGACGAGTGTGTCCTGATAGATAAAGGCAATGTCGGCGTCAGGCGTCTTTACGTCGCCCACTCCTGGAATGGCAATCGACCATGGGCCTGGCCCGACAAACGGCTCGCGCATGACAGCAGCAAATGCGCGTTCAATCCGCGGGTTGTGTGCCCTGCCTGATCGTGAGACGTAACTGGCGAAGAAGGTTCTAAGACTTGCTGATCGGTCATGCACTTCCCCGACTCCCGTCCCGCGTTTGGGCCAAAAGCCGATGTCGGAGCGTTAATGGCGTTCGATCAATCCGTTTCGTCCCGACGGATGAATTCGGCGATCTTCTTGACCACCTCTTCCTCGATGCCGGCATAGCCGTGCTCGGAAAAGGCGCCGCAAGGATCGGTCGCCACTGAATGACCATGCTCAAACGTGCGGCTTGCCTTGTCGGCAGCCGGGATCTGCGTGAACAGCGCCGCCGAGCCGGCTGGCGGACTGAACGAGCAGTGGTCATCTTGGTGCCAGACGACAAGGGTCGGAACCGTGATGCGCGACGCATAGAGGTTGAAAGTCGGCTGAGTGCCAAGGGTCAGGTCCGTCACCGGCGACGTCAAGACCACGCCCCTGAGTCCCGCCAGGGCCGGCAGGAAGCCGCCAGCCGTCACCGTCGAAATACTGCCATTGCTTGTGCCGACCACCCAGACCGGCTTGCCCCAGCGGTTGATGGCCGCGTTGATGAAGCCCTGCAATTCCGCGGCGTGCGTCGCGCTCAGGCGGGTTGCGAAATTGAGGCCGGCGGGGTGCGCAGGCGTGACGTCCGCCATCATGACGTTGAGGCCGTGACGCAGGAAAAGGTCGGCGGACCGGATCAGGAAGTTGCCGGTTGAATCAATGATGGTGCCGGTCGCATCGAGGGACAGCAGACCATTGCCACCGCTCATCAAGACAACACTGGCGCGGGCCGTCCGCGCTGGCTTATCGAGACGCACGGGCGGCGTCTTGACGATGAATGTCGTATCGATGGTCACTGCCTCGGCGTCGGCGGCACGGGCAGTTGGCGAGGCGCTGCAAAACCCAAATGCAGCACACGCAGCCAAGATCAATGCGGATTGATTGAACAGTTTCGCTTGCCAAGCAAACATCTCACTCTCCTTCAAACTGCGGTTAGCGGAGGTTTCCTCATCGCGCGTCCAGCCACGCAGCGCAGATGTGGCGCACGTGTGAAATCACGATCATAGGCAAGCATCGTCAAGCGCACGTCAAAATCATTCCTCTCTGTTATCAGCAATTTGACAGGCTACGGGCCGCCAGGAAGTGGCGCAGGACGGCACTCGGGCACCTTGCCGGAGCCCGCACCATGGTTGCCGCTCTCCAATGTTTTTTGTGGCCTCGCGCCCGCCGGCCATGTCCGCTTCGGGTCAAAACCGGAAATGCTCTGACCGAGCGGAACACTTCCGTTTAGCCGTCCAAGGCCCGACATCGGCGCTTTAATGAGTACACGCCCTAGGCTTCCCTTCCACGGCGGGGCAGAAGCGAAAAGGTGAAATAGAGTCGATCCGACGTGCCATCGGGTCACGGAACGGCAGCCGGCAAGTCACCGACGAGGGCGCGAGCGACGCCGCGACTGGACAGTTCGACTGCCCCTGGACGACGGGATGGGCACGACTTGGCAGGGCAGCGTCTTAGTTGGCCCAAACCATGCCGGCGCGTTCCTTTTCAGCCCTCTCCGCGAGATGCAACCAGGTCCGGGCCATTTCGAGGATCAACAGCCTTTGCGTCGGATCGCAGATCTTCGCGGCAATATCGACGCACTCCTGGGCACGTCGGCGGTGCTCCCGCACCTGGTCCGTTGCTGCCATGGAACACACCCCATACGCATACACATACGCCAACAGCGCCAAGTGTTTTGGAAAAGCGGTTTTCGTATGGCGGTTCCGGCGGCGGCACGCGTGCGGATCGCGCAAGCGCAGCCCGGATGGCGCCCTCGGGTCTTGCCTTCGGCAAGGACCAATGCCTGGAGATTGGCGTTTCCTCCCAAAGGGGAAATGATGAAGCCTTTAGGCCTCTGTCTCGGCGCATGCGCCATCGTTACGTCGCCGGCTTTCGCCGATGGCACGTCGCTTGGTCATGGCGAGGGCGGGCGCGTCGTCGACTTTCTGCCGATCGTGCGGCAATACAATGCAAGCGGCGAATTATTTCGCATTCAAGGCGTCTGCAAATTGGCTTGCACGATGTTCCTCGGCATCCGCAATGTGTGTGTCGAACGCAGCGCGACGCTGATGTTCCACGCCGGGCATGACATCGAGGAGAACGTCACCGGTCCGGACACGCGCGCAAGCCGCGCGGCGCTGTACCGCTACAATGCGGCCTTGCGGCAATACCTGCTCGAAGGCCACCACATGGATACTGACGCGTTTCATACGCTGCCAGGCAGCGTGCTCATCGACCGCTTCGGCTACAAGGCATGCATGGCGGATTGAATTGATCCGGCCACCAGGGCGATATCCGCGACTTGAATTAGGTCAATAAGGCTTACCCCGTGATAGACAAAGCTTGCGCAGGTCTGAGGTGCGATCGCGTCTGAGGCCTTCACCTTGCTGGTCAATCGAGCCGGGATTAGTCTCCAGGTTGCGGAAGTCAGGACCATTGTGATCCGGATACCGCAGGGAGGTTGCCATGCTGACAAGACGCGGCTTTGCATCATGCGCGCTCTGCGCAATCACCGGTTTCGTTGCGACCGAAGCATCGGCCCAAGGCGCGCCACCCGCGGCGGCGGGCGGCGTCACACGCAAGATCTTGTCGCAGACCGACGGTCCGGCGGCGGGCTATGAAACGCTGCTGGTGGAAGCCACCATAGAGCCGGGTGTGGTGGTCGGCCGGCACACGCATCCGGGAATCGAATCGGCCTACATCATGGAAGGCGGCTTCGAGCTTCCCGTTCAAGGTCAACCGACCCGCATGCTCAAACCCGGCGATGCCTTCCAGATCCCGCCGGAAACGCCCCATGCGGGTGGCGCGGCCGGCACCGCAAAGACCAGGGTTCTGATCACCTATGTGGTGCAGAAGGGAAAGCCGCTCGCATCTCCCGCGTGATCGGTCAGTGAGCCTGGCGACGAGGGCGCGCGCCCTCGGAGCCGGCGGCGTCTCATTTTATTTTCTCCCACCCAAGGGTGCGTATGCTCATCTTGCCCGTGAAGGGATTGGGTGACGGCGCCGTCGCAAGCATCAAGCGGTCGCCCTCGAACGCATAATTGCGAACCTGGTCGGTGCCGGTCCAGGTCTCGTTCCACGAGACATCGGCATGATGGACCACCTGATCGCCTTTGATCGTATAGGTGCCCGCATAAGCCGCCATCGAGCGGAATAGCGCCTCCGCCTCGGGAGCGCTCGCAACCGGCCCGGCCGGCTTCTTGCGATCCGAGTCGACGATGATCGTCATCATCCGCCCGTCGGCGCCGTAGGAAATGAAGCCGACGGGTTTCCCCTTGTAGATGTCGGTCTTCTGGCCCGACGCCAGGTCCTCGCTGACCGCGGACACGAGCTTCCACGTGCCGACAAGTCTGTTCTTGTCGTCGGCTGATGTCCGGGAAGTGACTCCGAGCACGAGCGCGGCCAATGTCGCAACGGTGACGGTCAAGGATCGAGTCATGAGTTTCCCCACTGCCGAGTGACGAGGCTTCCTCCAATTCGACGCACCACCTGATTCTATCAGGCAAGCTGGGTCGGCACGATGCCGTCGCGCGTTGCCGTGAACCTTTCGGGCTCGCCGCGCACATCGAACCGAAGAGTCGGATGCCGGACCCGAAAGGCAATGTGCTACCGATAAAGCCCCGCAATTGCTGAGAAAAAACACGCGCAGTGGCGAAAATGTCACAGTCAATCGTAGCATCGCAGAATAGAGTAGAGAGGGGAGCGACAGGGTGGTGGAGAGTCAGATGACGAAATTGATGGCCGCTGCGCTAGCGTTGGCCGCGTTCAGCGTTCCCGCCCTCGCGGCGGATCTGCCCGTCAGGCCATACGCGCCGCCGGTCGTGTTGCCGTCGGGCTACAACTGGAATGGATTTTATATCGGCGCGCATCTCGGCGGCGCCTGGGCGAGCCGGGATTTCAACCAGACCATCGCGGGTGCCGCATTGGTCGAGGCCGGCACCAACAAACCGTCAAGCGTCGTGGGCGGCGGGCAGGTCGGCTACAATTGGCAGTTCGCGCCGAACTGGCTCGTGGGCATCGAGGCCGATTTCTCCGGCGCTAATCTGAGTGACACCCAGACCACGACGTCGCCGGGCGGCGCGGTGGTCAACTGGAACGACAAGGTCGACGTGTTCGGAACAGTGCGCGGGCGACTCGGCTATGTGGTCGACAACTGGCTGTTCTACGGCACCGGCGGTTTCGCCTGGGTCGACGACAAGCTCACGCGCACACAGGCGGTCGCGGGACCGTTTTCGCCGGCGGCCGGACTCGTGGTGTCCAATTCGAACACCCTAACCGGCTGGGTCGCCGGCGCCGGCGTCGAATGGGGCTTCGCCCACAGCTGGACCGCGCGGGTCGAGTATCTCCACATCGACGTGGAAGGTCAGACCTTGGGCTTTACGACGCCGATCGGGCCGGGCGGTGGCGCGGGCATCGGTACGTTCGCGGTCAACGAGGGCCACATGACCATCGACACGGTTCGGGCTGGCGTGAACTACCTGTTCAACTGAGGCTCGCTGCCGGGATCCTCGGCAGCACGCATCGCCGGATGGAGTCCTCGGGTCTTGCCGTCGGCAAGCCCGAGGCCGGCTTCCGCGCTGTTCGCGGCCATCGCCGTGTGACGCTCCGCCTTTCTGGTTTTCTGTGCATTCCCTGCGATCATGAGTCTTGACACGCGTTTTTTTGACGAACGCGTGAAAGTGTTGTAGGAGAAAATCCACTATTGGAATTGCGCCCGCCGGGAAGCCGAGCGGGCGCTTTGCATTTCCGGCGATGCACGCACGACGGGCGGTTGCTGAAGCCCCCCGTTGGCCTCGTCCTGAGGAGGCGCGAAGCGTCGTCTCGAAGGACGGGCAGAGGGACCGGCGCCGGTGGTCATCCTTCGGGACGGCGCGTTGCGCGTGGCCCGGTAGGGCAACCCGAATCGATGAAACCGCGCGAAGCAGCCAAGGCGTGTGCCGAGGCGCCCGCAAGGCCCGCTTGAAACGCGCGTTTCCAACCTCACGGCAGACTTTGCGAGCAACCAGATGCCAACCATTTGGGATTTGCTGCCGGCCAGCCTTTGGCCGACGCAGTCGTTCACGCTGCCCGGCAATCCGGACCAGGCTTCGAGCTGGTCGCCAAGCCCAGCCGCCCCATGGGGGTCTGCCGCGTCCACGCCGGATTATCTGACGCCTGATGCGCCGGCGTCGTCGGGGCCGTGGGATGACGATCGATACCGGCAGATGCTGGCGAACGCCAAGCGCGCATCCGATTTCGTCAGGTGGACGTTCCGGCCGCCCAGCGTCGCACCGCGGGCGGCCACCGCCGGACCGATGCAGGCGGTAGGGCCGGCGACCCCGTCGGGCGACAACGCTTATCCGGATACGCATGGATCGCCGTGGGACGGGGCCGAGGAGCCTGCCGCTCCCAGCGGCAGCTTGCTCGGTATGGCGGGGAGGCACAGTCCACCTGGCGCACCACCGACCGGCTCGGGTTCATCGCAGCAGCCGTCCGGGATCCTGGGTTACGCGGGATCGACCGGCGCACGTGCGGGCACCGCGGTGAGAACCGCGGGTTTAGGGGCTTCCGCAGCGGCCAGCGCTCTGGCGACCGCAATTCTTCTGGGCCTGACGACGCGAACGGCTCGGCCGGAGGATGACGAATTTCATCCGCAATACGTCGTGCGCGGCGGGGAGTCGAAGCCGAAGGATCTGAAAGAGAACTACCGAGACCTGAACGGCGTCGGGATGCCCGGGCTATATGGCATGTCGAGCTCGTCGGCGCCCGAATCGTCGGTCGATCAAATCGCCGCGGTGGCGAGATATCCTAACGGCAGAATTAGCTATACGATTGTTCCCGAGGTGAATGCACTGGGATACGGCGTGGCGCCGACACCGCGTCGAGAAAATCCACTTCACAGCGCCCTCTTCCGCCGACATATCATTCCAAATCCGAATCGGGCCCCATGACGATGAGCTTGTTCATCGACGCCGCATCAAATAAATTCCTGCAATGACGAAAGAGCTGCCGCGGCCATTGGTGCGGGTCTGGATAGAGTTCAATCGGCGGGAAGGCCTCGCCATTGTGCTGCCGGACGACGCGCCCCCCGAGGTGCTGGTCACCGGCACCCGGATCTGCTTTTACGAGCGTAATGAGACTGAATGGCGGGGAGGCGTGGCAATCGTGCGCCGCGGCGAAAAGTCTCCGTGGGTTGCCGACATCGAAGGCACGATCGATGAATATCCGGAATATAAGGAAAGCGAAAGTCAGGAGGTCAGGGACGCCAGATTTCCTCGCTGGCGAGGGGTTCCGCGCGAGTGGAGGCGAGGATTGATAGCGATTCCGAGCGACTTCAACATGATGGACGAACAGTGGGTCGTTGTGCTGAATCTCGAGCGCACGCCTCCCGAAGTGCTGGTCCCTGGCACGCGGGTCGTCCTTCACGAGACTTGCGGCCTTGAGTGTGAGGCTATCGTGCGGCGTGGAAGAGATTTTCCCTGGGTGGCAGAAGTGATCAGGGAGACAGTCGTGGACCACAGCGACGATGAAAGCAATGACGACAAGTACCGTCCGGCAAAATCCTAGCCGTCCAGGCAAAAGACCCTGACGATAGGATCTCACCCGCGTCGGGCGTTATCTTTACCCTTGACCCTCAGTTTCTTGGCGACCACGCCCCGTGGTATAGGAGAAAAGCCACAGTTGGAATTACGCCCCGCCGGGAAACCGCGCGGGCTTTTTGCTGTCGCACGCCGCCATACGGGGGAGCGTGACGGGTCGAGACGGCGACGCTCGATGAAGCCCTCGACCCGCAAGATGAAGTTCCTGCAAATTGCCTGTTTTCGTCCTGCTTTTATCAGGGCGCCGAAGAAACGCGATCATGAGTCTTGACACGCGTTTTTTTGACGAACGCCGGAAAGTGGTGTAGGAGAAAATCCACAGTTGGAATTGCGCCCGCCGGGAAACCGAGCGGGCGCTTTGCGTTTCGGCTCCCGCCAATAGGGGTAATTGGCGCGCAAGCGAGGCTATTGCCAGCAGCCATCCTTCGAGACGCCGCACGCAAGTCGGCTTTAGCCGACCTGCGCATCAAAGTCGCCGATCTCGGGTAAACCCGAAATCGGTGCGCGGCTCCTCAGGATGAGGTCCGTTGGTGGGCGCTCTATTTTAACAACACAACGAGGACGATATGGAAAACGAAACCACCGCCGATCTCGGCGGGCAGACGGATATTGTCGAGCGCGCGGCGGGCGGCGAGGGCGCCTTGTCGGTGCGCGCGGCGGCCAATTCGCTGGTCGACACGCGGCGCAAGGACGTCGCGCCCAAGGACGACGACGATAAGGACGATGCAAAACAACAGCCGGGCGCGGCGCGCGAACGCGCGACCGTCGGCGAGCAGGAATCGACCCCGCAAGGGGACGACACCGGCCCGGAAGCGGTCCCCGGTGAGACGCAAGAAGCCGATCCGGAGCCCAAGGCTCCGCCCATCGAGCCTCCGAGGTCTTGGACGAAGGAAGACAATGAGCTTTTCAAGGGCCTCCCTCGCGAGACGCAAGAACGCCTTGTGGAACGCGAGCGGTCGCGCGAAAGCGATTTTCTCCGCCGTCAGAACGAAGCCGCCGACAAGCTCAAGGGCCTCACCGCCAAGGAGCAGCAGGCGGAACAACTACGGACCCACTACGAGCAGGCCCTCCCGACGCTGCTGCAGGCTTTGCAGCAGCAACAGGCGGGCGAGTTCGCGGATATCACGTCGATCGCGGAAGTCGAGCGCCTGGCGCGCGAGGACTGGCCCCGCTACGTCCTGTGGGACGCGCAGCAAAAGAGGATCGCTGCCGTCGCGCAGGAGATGCAGGCCAGCCAGCGGCGCCGGGAGAGCGAGAATTCCGCGCGGTGGAACACCTTCTCGCACGAGCAGGATTCCCTTTTCCTCGAAAAGGCGCCTGAATTCGCAAGCGACAAGGATGCCTTCGCCAAGGCCGCGCACGGGGCGGCCGGGTTGCTCAGGGACCTGGGCTTCACGGACGCCGAGTTGGCAGAGATGTGGCATGGCAAGCGAACCGTTTCGCTGCGCGATCACCGCATCCAGCTCCTGCTTCGCGACGGCGTGAAATACCGCGACGCTCAGGCGGCGGCCAAAAAGGCCGCCGCCCGGCCCGTACCCAACGTCCAACGGCCCGGCCCGGCCGCGCCCCGCAACGCGGACGCGGACGAGCGACTCAAAGCCCTCGATCAACGTCTCACCAACTCCGGCAGTCTGCGGGACGCCGCGGCGGCTCTCGCCGCCCGGCGCGCCGCCAGCCGCCGCTGACAAAGGACCAAACCAAATGGCACTTCCCACCAATACCTTCACGACCTACACGGCGGTCGGCAATCGCGAGGATCTGAGCGACATGATCTACCGCATTGACCCGACCGATACCCCGTTCATGACCGCGATCGACAAGGCCAAGGCCTCGGCGGTCAATCATGAATGGCAGACCCAGGCGCTCGCGGCGGCAAATACCGCCAACGCCCAGCTCGAAGGCGACGACGCCGCGGCGGACGCCACGACGCCGACCGTGCGGCTCGGCAACATCTGCCAGATCTCGCGCAAGGTGCCGCAGGTTTCCGGCACCCAGCAGGCCGTCGAGCATGCCGGCCGCGACAACGAGATGGCCTACCAGGAGATGCTCAAGGGCCTCGAGCTCAAGCGCGACATGGAGGCGATCCTGGTCGGCACCAACCAGGCCAAGAATGCCGGCACCTCCTCGGTGGCGCGCGTGACCGCCTCGGTGCTCTCCTGGACCAAGTCGAACACCTCGAAAGGCGCCGGCGGCGCCGATCCTTCGGCTGCCGACGGCACGGGGACGCGCACCGACGGTACCCAGCGGGTGTTCACCGAGGCGAACCTGAAGACCGTTCTCCAGTCGATCTGGAACAACGGCGGCAAGCCCGACACCATCATGACGGGCGGCTTCAACAAGCAGGTTTTCTCGACCTTCACGGGCCGCGCCTCGCCGATCGAGGAGGCCAAGTCCAAGAAGATCACCGCCTCGGTCGACGCCTACGAGTCCGATTTCGGCACCCTCAAGGTGGTGGCGAATCGCTTCTCGCGGCCGCGCGACGTGCTGGTCCTGCAGACCGACATGTGGGCGCTCGCCTACCTGAACGGCCGCAAGATGGTGTCGATGCCGCTCGCCAAGACCGGCGACAGCGAGCGCCGCGAGGTGCTGTCCGAATACGCGCTCGAGGCCCGCAACGAAAAGGCCTCCGGCGGCGTGTTCGACAACACCACGTCGTAACGGCCGGCCTTCCCTCTCCCCGCAAGCGGGGAGAGGTGAGGGCAGCGGCGAGTAGCGAACCAAAAAGGCGCCCATGGGCGCCTTTTCATTTTCCGGTGTGCGAGCCGCAATCGCGGCCCCTTCCGAGCGAAACCAGACCACAAGGAGACACCTATGGCCTATCCGACCAACCGCACCATCAAGACCGTCGATCTCACCGCCTATTCGCCGAGCGTTGGCGCAACACCGGTTGCGGCCTATGTCCGCATCCCGTTCCGCTGCCAGATCCTGCAGGCGAGCTCGGTGCTCGGCGGCGCGATCACGACCGCTGACTCGCTGGTGGCCTGCGCCGTCAATGGCGGCGCGGCCTTCGCGACCATCGATATCGTGCAGCCCGGCTCAGCCGCCGGCCAGGTCAACACGGCGCTGCCAACCGCCGCGACCTATGCCAACGAAAACGACTCCATCGCCTTCACGCCGAGCGGCGCGGGCGGGGCGAATATTTCGGCCGCCTTCTCACTCACCATCCGCCAGCTTTGAGGGGCGATCGCCATGCAAGTCTGGAACCCCTCGGCCAGCTTCACGCGGCCGAACGACACGACGGCTTATGCGGCCGGCGACCTGGTGGCGAACGCCACCGCGGCCGGCGCGGTCGTGCCGCTGCAAATCCCGCTCGGCAACCAGTTTCCGAACGGCATGACGCGACTGACCCGCGCCCGGCTGGTCAAGAGCGGCACCGGCGTCGTCAATGCGAGCTTCCGCGTCCACCTCTACGAAACGGCACCCACCCCGGCGAACGGCGACAACGCCGCATGGTCGACCGACCAGGCGGCGCATTGGCTGGGCAACATTGATATCGCGTCGATGCTGGCCTTCACCGACGGTGCGGCCGGCACGGGTTCCGCTCCGGCGGGCTCGGAGATGTTCCTGCGGCTCGCCGGCAAGACCGTCTATGCGCTGCTCGCCGCGCTCGGCGCCTATGCGCCGGCCGCCAACGAGACCTTCACGCTCACCCTCGAAGACGTGTCGGATTACTGATGAGCACGGTCCTGCCGCGCATCCATCTCCATAACGATGGGCGCGCCCTGACGATCGAGCACGTGCAGGACGTCGAGCCCATCCTCAAGCGCAACAAGGCGCTGCAGGGCGAGCCGCAGAAGAGCGACTGGGGCCGCCACATCGCGACCATTCCCAATGTGATCCTGGTCCAGTGGATGAACCAGGAGGGCGCCGACGTGCTGCGGATGTCGAGCGACGAGTTCGGGGCCTTCATTCGCAAAAAGCTGGCCGATCCCGATTGGCGCCATTTGAGGACCGACAAGTGACGATACAGACCTATGCGGACCTGCAAGCCGCCGTCGGCAATTGGCTGGCGCGCGCGGACCTGACCGCGACCATTCCGGATTTCATCATGTTGTTCGAGACCGTCGCCAACCGCCGGCTGCGCCTGCGCCAGCAGGAAACCACGGTGACGCTCACGCCGTCGTCGGGGGTTGCCACGCTGCCGGCGGATTATCTCGCCTGGCGCCGTCTGACCTGGACTGGCGCATTCCCGCGCGAGCTCGACTACGCGCATCCCTCCTACCTGCGGGCGCTGTTCGCGACCGGCGCGCCGGGCGATCCGCGGCTGTTCACCATCGAAGGCGCCACCCTCACGGTGCGGCCCGCCAGCGATACGGCGCTCACCTTCGACTATTTTCAAAAAATCCCAGCCCTGTCGGGCACGACCACGACCAACTGGCTGCTGGCCTGCGCGCCCGACGTCTACCTCTTCGGCGCGCTCGCCGAGGCGCATGGCTTCGTCAAGGATACCGACAGCCTCATGTTGTGGGGCGGTCGGCGGGACGCGATCTTCGACGAGCTCGAGCGGCTCGACGCCAAAACGCGCGGACCCGCCGCGATCCGGGTCATGGGGGCGACGCCGTGACGCTCGTCCCCTTCACCGAATGGCGCCCCGATGTTTCCGACTTCCAGGCTCAGGTCACCAGCGAGATATCGAACGTGCTCCCGCGCGGCGACGGCTACGGCCCGTTCCCCGATTTCTCCGCCTATACGGCGGGCCTGCCGGGCGTGTGCCGCGGCTTCTTCAAGGCGATCAATACCGACGGCTCGGTGGCAATCTTCGCCGCGACCGCGACCCGGCTTTACCGGCTCAACAACACCAACCAGAGCTGGACCGATGTCAGCAAGGGCGGCAGCGGGGGCGGGGGCTATTCGTCGGTCTCCTCGACCGACAACTGGCAGTTCGTCCAGTTCGTCAACCGCGTGATCGCGGTGCAGGCCAACACGGCGCCGCAAAGCTTCGACCTCACGTCATCGAGCCTTTTCGCCGATCTCGCCGGCTCGCCGCCGCAGGCGCGCTACGTGTCGATCGTGGGCTATTTCGTGGTGCTGAGCGGGCTCCTGAACAATCCGTACCGGGTGCAATGGTCGGCGCTCGGCGATCCCACCGGCTGGACGCCGGCGCTGAATTCGTCCGACTTCCAGGACCTGCCGGACGGCGGCGTCGTGCGCGGGGTCGCGGGCGGGGAGTATGGCAACATCTTCCAGGACACCGCGATCCGCCGCCTGATCTATGCGCCAGGCTCGCCCGTCGTCTTCCAGATCGAGCGCATCTCGGACGACCGCGGGCTCTATGCGCCCTATTCGCTGATCCGTTCGGGCGACCAGATCTTCTTTCTCGGCCCGCAGGGATTTCAGCAAATGGATCCATCCGGCTATCCGCGGCCGATCGGCAAGGAGAAGGTGGACCGCACCTTCTTCGCCGATCTTGACGCCGGCAACCTGCAGCTCGTGCTGGGCGCGTCCGATCCGCGCCATAACCGGGTCTTCTGGGTCTATAAATCGAACAGCGGCACGGCCGGGCTGTTCGACAAGCTCCTGTGTTACGACTACGTGCTGCAACGCTGGGCGCCGATCGCGATGCGCGGCGAGTATCTGGGCTCGCTTTCGCAGCCGGGCCTGACGCTGGAGAACATCGACAGCATCTCGTCGTCGATCGACGCCCTGGTCCCCTCGCTCGACAGTTTCTCCACCTCGGTCACGCCCGAAGCCGGGATGTTCGATCCGTCGCATCGTCTCGGCTTCTTTCGCGGCGCCAATCTGGAAGCCGCGATGGCGACCGGCGCGCAGGCGATCGGGGAGGGCAGGCGGGTGTTCGTGCGCGGGCTGCGGCCGGTCACTGATGCGCCCACGGTGTTCGGCTCGACCGGCATGCGCGAGCGCCTCGACTCGGCAGAAGCCTTCCTGGCCGAGCAACAAATGGATGCCACCGGCACCGTCCCGCAGCGGGCATCCACCCGCTTCGCGCGCGGCAAGCTGCGCATCCCGGCGGGGACGGCCTGGAATTTCGCGACGGGGGTCGACCCCGAGGTCGTGCAGGAAGGAACGCGATGACAGCTTATGTCCTGTCTCCCGACGAACAGGATCGCCGCAAGGTCAATACCGCGATCAATCAGCTCGCGCAGGGGCGCTCGAACGCGGCCGGCACGGTGACGCTCGCCGTGAACCAGGCCAGCACGACGGTCACGGCGCAGAATTGCGGCGCAGGCAGTGTCGTCCTGCTCTCAGCCCTCACCGCGCATGCGGCGGCCGAGATCGGCAACGGGACGATCTGGATGGGCGCGGTCGCCAAGGGATCCTTCACGCTCACCCATGCCAACAATGCGCAGAACGACCGCACCTTCGGATGGGTGGCGCTTGGTTGAGGGTGCCTGCGTCGATCCGCGCCAGGTCCATATCCTGTGGCCGCATGTATCGCACCTGGTGCGGCGCGCCATGGAGCGCGGCCAGATGGGTCGCTTCGAGGACGTGCAACGCGATGTGCTGGCCGGCAACGCCTATCTGTGGGCCGCCACCGAGGACGAAAAAATCCTCGCCGTCGCGGTGACGCAGATCGGCCGCGACGCAAAAGGGCGGCTGTGCACCATCGTGGCGTGCGGGGGCGCCGGATGGCGACGCTTCGGCCACCTGATCGAGGTGTTGGAAAACTATGCGCGCGACGAGGCCTGCCGCGCCATCGAGGTGTGCGGGCGCCCCGGTTGGGCGCGACTCCTGAACTATCGCACGACCAGGGTCGTGCTGCGAAAGGAACTCGACTGATGGGCGGAACGAGCCGCAGCCAACAGAGCACCAACCAGGAATCCCAGGTCACGCCGTATCAACCGGCAGCGGCCGGGATTCAAGGCATCCTGGGGAACCTGATGCCGAGCGTCGACGCCATCAACGGCACGCCGCAAACCAGCCAGGCGTTCAATCAGCTCGAGCAGACGGCGGGTGCCGGCAACCCCTATGCGGATCAGATCGGCAAGGTGGCCAATTCCCAGATGGCGGGCGGCGCCAATTACGACGCGGCGACCGGCTTGCTGGGCAAGGCCTATGGCGATATGCGGTCGCAACTCGCTCCTTATACGGGCGGCAACGCCATGGACCCCGCCAGCAACCCGGCGCTCGCGCAGCAGCTCGCCACCGTCAACCAGCAGGTCAGCGACACGGTCAACCCGATGTTCGCCGGCTTCGGCCGTCTCGGCTCGCCCGACAACGCCAAGGCGATCGCCATGGGGATCGCGCAGGGTGCGACCCCGCTGCTGCAGAACGCCGCCGCCAACCAGCTCAACGCGATCAATGCTCTCTACGGCGCCGGCGGCACGACCGCGCAGGGTTACGGCAATCTCGACGCCAACAACGCCGCCATCCGGTCGCAAGGCGTCAACAACGCCAACACGGCCTATGGCGCCCTGACGGCGGGGCCGCAATTGCTGCTGCAGACGGCGCTCGCCCAGCAGGCCAACCCGCTCCAGATGGCCGGTCTATTGAGCCCGATCTACGGCGGCCTCGGCACGCAGTTCGGCCAGACCAAGGGCAACAGCGCGACCACGGGAACCAACACCATGTCGGGGGCGCAGCAGTTCGGCACGATCGCTCAGGGGATCGGCAACCTCATGCCGAAATTCACAGTGAAATGAGGGAGGAAAAAATGAATTGGCGCGATGAGATGTCCCTCCATCATGCCCGCGCTTGTCGCGGGCATCCACGTCTTGATGCATCGGCAAGAACAAAGGCGTGGATGGCCGGGACAAGCCCGACCATGACGGAATCCCCAACGCAATCATAGGCACTCCCATGGGCATCCTCGACGGCTATCAATTCGATCCCAGCAGCTACGGCGGAACTCCGCCGGGTTGGCTCGGCGCGCTGCTGCAACCCGATCCGGGAATTGCGCAGGGTCCGACGCAACTTCCGCCGAATTTCGCGTCGATGTCGGGCGGCGCCACGTTTCCGCAGGCGCCGGCCGGGAAGGGCCCAGGCGCCGTCGCGCCGATGCAGAGCGCGGCGAACGGCTTTGGCAAGGACGCGGGCGCGTCGAATCCCTTCACGGATTTTCTCGCGAGCCTCGGGAGCGGGATCGGCAACGTGTTCTTGCCAAGCCCGGCCGCCGCGCCGGCGGGACCGCAAACGGCGCCGAGCCTGGTCGACCGGCTGAGCGCCGGCGCCACCAACTTCGCCACCGGCGGTAGCCCGATTGGCGGCGTCTTGAATTCCGTGCGCGGCCTCGCGACCGGCGAGCGCACCGACCCGGCCGGTATCCGCCAGGCCAACCAGCGGGCGACGTTCGACGCGCTGGTGGGCGCCGGGGTCGCGCCGCAATTCGCCCATGTGGCGGCGCTCAACCCGGATATCCTCAAGACAGTCGTCGCCGCGCACTTCAATGCGCTTCCGTCGCAGAAAACGGGCACGCCGGACGTCGCCTCGGGCGCCGGCGGCCCTGGCTCGCCAGCGCCGCAATCATCGGCCATCGGTCGTGACGAGGTCGAAGCAGCGGGCAGCCACGCGCCGGCGGACACGGGACAAGATGCTGGGCTCGTCGGCCGAGCTGGTCCCGCGATCCCGCGCCGGCTCCCGGTATCGCCACCCGCGCAACCCGATCTCGCCAACCAATTGGCCCGACCGCTCGATGCGCGTCTCGCAAACCTGCGCCGGCTGCTTCTCTCCGGGCCGGCCGTGTTGCCTCTCGTGCGACCACAGCAGCCATCCCGTTAGCCAATACCGCCGACCACCAGCGTGCCGAGCGTCGCTGCGCCGCCCCGACGGTAGGCGTGACATCGCCAGCGGTCCCTATCCATTCAGCCTTGCAGGAGACAATCATGCCTTTCTGGGGATGGTCGAAGACCGCCGCGAGCAACGCCAGTTCGGACCCGACAATTAATTGGGCTGAGGGCATGGCGCCGAGCGCCGTCAACGACTCTGCTCGCGCCGGAAACGCGCGACTCGCGGAGTGGCGCGACGATATCTCCGGTACGATCACGACCGGTGGGACTTCGACGGCTTACGCCGTCACCAGCAATCAAGTGTTTGACACGCTCGCGCACATGAATGGCGCGATGCTCAGCTTTGTGCCGCACACGACATGCGGCGCGACCGTGACGCTAAACGTAGACGGACTGGGCGCGAAGCCGCTGCGCACGTCGCCGGGCGTTGAAGTTCCAGGCGGCACGCTCATCCAGGGCACCCCTTACGTGGCAACGTACAACAATTCGGATGGGGCGTTCTATTTACAAGGCTTCTACGCGTTGCCTTACACAGTCCCTCTCGGCGGTATAATGCCCTATCTTGGCTCGACCGCACCGAATGCCAATTTTGCATTGCCATTCGGCCAGGCAATCTCGCGCACAACCTATGCCGCAATGTTTTCGCTGGTTAGCACAACCTTCGGAGCCGGCGACGGGTCAACTACATTCAACATTCCCGACTTGCGCGGTCGCGTACCGTTCGGTCTGGATAATATGGGCGGAAGCGCCGCCAGCCGGATCACGGTCGCGGGGGGAAATTTTAACGGCACGGCATTGGGGGCAACGGGTGGCGCACAAAATCACACGCTGACGACAGCGGAACTACCAATCACGATCGGGACAACAGTAGAAACCAATGTCCCGTATAATATTTCAGGGCCGAATAATATTCCAACCGCCACCAGCAATGTTGCAACGCCGTTTTGGCCCGGAGCCATTTCGATTGGCACATTGAACATCACCAACGCCAGCGGTGGAAATGCCCATACGATCCTGCCGCCCGCAATCGTGCTGCCCTACATTCTGAGGATCATCTGAGGGGATGCGCAAGGGTTGTGAAATCGGCTAGGTACCCGTTCCAGGCCTTTGCTTGATGCGACAGCGTAAAATTTTGCAAGATGCGAGCGCGGGCGGCGCGCCCCATTCTTTGGCGCAGAGCGTCATCCGATAGTAGGACATCAATGGCCTTCATGAGGGAGGCGGCGCTTTTGTCGTGAACAAGAATGCCAGTCTCGGCGGTCACAATGTCCGAAACTCCGCCGGCGCCAACAGCGACCGTCGGAACGCCGCACGCAGCCGCCTCTAAGAGCATTTGCCCGAACGCTTCTTCGATTGCCGTACTGACGTAAATATCGGCGCAACTGAGAATAAGGGGCATCAGCCGCTCATCATTGACGAGGCCGAAAGGCCGAACGCCTTCTATGGAGCCAGAACCTTTGCCGATCACGGCAACGTGGATATCGGATCGCGCGACTAGTAATGCGCAAAGGTCGCGGAACAGGATGCCGCCCTTAAATTCATCATGGATATTGATCGAGCCGAGCACGATGACAGGTTTGTCGACAGATAGGCATAGCATTCGCCGCGCAGCCGCTTTTTCTATTGGAGCAAAGAGGTTGTGGTCTAGGCCGAGGTGAATAACATCGATGCGGGCAGATGGGAATCTCTGTCGTGCAAGCCGCGCCGTCCAAGTGCTGTTGGCGACAAGAGGAATAGCGCCTGGGCCAGTAAAGCAGTCG